ATCAGTAGTTACATCAAACCCTGAAGTTAATGAGGCTAAAGAAATTGACATAACCTAAGCCCCTTTATGAATTAAACAGCTTCTTCAGGAAAGACTTCATCCCATATGGATGCATTGATAGTTGCATCTCCAAACACATTCCCTGAAAAGGTTGCTCCAGTACAGTAATTTGGTGAGGTCGATTCAGGTTCCCAAAAATGATTTTGTGAACCATTACTGTTTATCCACCACACTCTATTTCCGGTAACTGTGTGACCAAAACAAGCTGGTTCTGCTAGGTTCCACTTCCAATGCATAATACCAACGTTTGACCATGCAAATTGCTGACCATAAACTTTATTATTGATAAGTTTATTATTATCGCCACCGGGGATACCAACACCATATTGACCACAATTTACTACATTATTTGAAATAATGTGAATATGTGAACCACCATTATCACCAGCTAATATTCCGCCGCCTGAGTTACTAGGCCCACCACCACGACATTTATTATATTTAATAATAATTGGATTGCCTGCTGTTCCATGTGAAGCATACATGTTTACATGATCTTCTGGCCCATCTAAATAACCGGGATTCGTTAAATCACTGACATTATACATAATCTTACTACCCGGAGCAGTACAGGCATTAAACTGCACCATTTGCCCTCGCGATCCACCAGTCGCAAAATTAGGCCCACGAATTCGTGTATTATAATTATGGTGAAATTTTATTGGGCCTGTAGATGTTACTGCATAAAAAGAAGTAGCAATAGCATCAAATGAACAATTATTAATTGTAATAACACCACCGTTTGTTACAGATATTCCTGTTCCAGTATCAGCAGCATCAGAATTAGGCCCAATCTTACAGTCTTCAATGATTACATTCGTTGCACCATTAGCTATGGTAATGCACGGCCCTGTCCCACTCGTTCGAGTGATCCATAATCCACTGATAGTTTGTCCAGAAGTTACAGTAATTGGGCCTGAATTAGTAAAACTTGAAATTCGAGGCCCAACTGTTCCAGCACTGCCAGTTGTAGTTACTCCAGTAGCTTGCGTTTGACCAGTACCAGCAGAACCAGAAACTGTTTTACGAAAGCTGTAACGCATTACGCAAGACGAAGTAATGCAGTCGTACTTGAATTAGATGGCATAGTGAGAGTAAGCTCGCCAGCAGTAATTGTTTGTGCACCAAAGGTATGAACCGAAACTGCTTTATTACCTTGAGTGCTATTATAAATTAAGACAGCATCAAATGATGTTGAGCTAATTGTAATATTAGTCCAAACTAAGTTTGTCGTTGGGGTACTGTATCCAACTACACCACCAGTAGTTGGAGCATTCCATGCACCTACACCCATTCCACCAGCTGTATAGTTTGCATTTGGTGTATCTGTACTTAAAACCTCACCTGTAGTTGTGTACACCGTTGTTCCGGCACCTAAACTAGCTGTTGAATAATATAATGCTGCTTTCATGCTATCTGCTGTAGGTGCAGTCAAACTAGTGCGAGACACAATAGTTGGTGAACCAAACTGATGTACTGCATTAAGCAGTTCAGCTTTAAAGCTGGTGCACATTGCTTGGGTATTAGCCATTAGAAACTCCCTTCAATTGGATCACAAAATAATCCTTTTTTTAAAAAAATATGTGCACTACGATGCACGAGTTCGCCTGCTTGGGTATAGTATTCTACCCAAGATGTAATTTCATTATCGTCTTCAAAACCACCTTCTTTTTTAATCAAGTCACCATCATCAATATCACCATGTATTGAAGTAATAATCATTTATTTACTCTCCATTAGCAGTTGAAGTTAAACCAGTTAGATTGCCTTGTTCGTCCCGTTGAATCTGGATGACTTTAGGTCTAGTTAGTGTAGTCACCAAGTTAGTGAGAATTGCTTCTTGTTGTTGAAGACGTTCTTCCAATACAGGATCAACCTTACCTTTTGGTGTCACTCCTTTTGCCATTGCAGTTAATTCCACATTTTTGTCATTAATCCGCAATTGCTCTGTCTGTATGTCAAGTTCTTGCAACTTGATTTGAATATCACCATCTATTTTCTTTTCCTCTAATTGTAATTTTTGATGCTCAAGTTGATCTGCTAAAATCACCTTATGTGCTTCAAGTTGCATTTTCGGATCAGGACGATTTGGATCATGTTCAGCTTGAAGTTTGATTGCATCAAGTTGTGACTTCATTTTGATACCTTCTAACTGTCCATTCAGATAATTAGCTTGAGCTTGTTTATACTCAATATTCATCTGTTGCTCCATCATCTCCATTTGTTGTTTTTGTGGATCAGGTTGAGATGCTTTCTCAATCATTTCCAGTAAATCTTCTCTAGAAGAGATACTTGAGTTTTCAACAATGCCCTTGATAATAACAGGCAAGACAGGAGATTCTTTTGGAGTTACTGACAACAGTTGAATAAATAACTGTTGCTCAAACTCCCTAGCCATAATCCCTAAGGAACCTACTGGAGTAAATTTCATTCCATCAGTATTGTACCTACGTGGATCAAATTGAATGTATCGAACAAAGGCCTTTTCTACAAAAGGCAACAAGAAGTTATTTTGAAAGTTAAGTAAATTACGTTTGGCACGTTTAATCATTGCGCCATTCATTTGACTCATTCCACCTGATGTGGCATTCCGAGGGCTTTGTCCTATTGGAGACGCTGAGTCCATAGCTCCGGTTGCCATTTGAACCATACGTTCCATATCACCGGATTGGTTGAACGTAGCAGTATTAAGGTTCCCAAAATTAAAGGGCATGATGGCTTCATTTGGATTCCCCGTAGTGAGGATGGAAGCACCGGGATATACATCGAATTTTGATCCTCTAGGCATCTTTGTAGCATCCATTGCAACCATTGGATGAGAGATAAGAGCTAACGCATCTATACGAGCGCGCAGCTCGGCATCTAATGCTTTTTGTGGGTTATAACCTTTCTCAGCTACACCTCTTCCCCAAAACCTCTTTGGAACCCTGTCCCATTGAAATGCAATAACAGGACGATCTTTCATAAAGTATGGATTTTCACTAACCTTTAAAACTACAGAATCATTAGCAATGATTACCATAGCTTCAACTAAATCCCATTCAGGGTCTTTCCACTCTTCTTCATTACCTACATCTGATGGAGTGTTACCTGATTTACGTATATTCTCTGCTTCTTTTAAATATATGCGTGGTATTTTGCCATAATATCGGATGATTTTTGTCTTATCATCATTCACATTAACTTTTTCACGTTCACCAATAGATTTGGTGTCATTTATGTGTGTATATGAACCTAATACAACTTTGTTATAAGTACCATCTTCAATTAAAGCTACAACTTGATGCTTTGGCATCATATCTTGTACAGCTACCCCTAATCCATCATCAATTGTGGTGGAAGCTGGATCAACTAATAATTGGTGTGGTGAAACCGGATTCAATTTCACACAAAAATACGGGATTGGTACTGGTTTAGAAATAATTTTATAATATGACTTCTCTTCTACAAGAATTTCACCAATCCCTGTACCATAAAGAGCAGACATAAGGATTACTTCACAGAGATTTGATACCACACCTTCATCTTCTAGGTCTTGCTTATATTGCGCCCGAAGTTTCACCACTTCTTCACTTTCAGCATCTCCAACAAGAGGCACCATATCAAACCATGTACCTCTACCAAAGGTTGCTTCTTCAATTTCACTAACTGATGCTTCAATTGCTTGCTGTAAAGCTGGTGCAATTAGACGACTACGCTCCATTTTACGATTGCGATCTTCATCAATCCAAATTCCACGCCATAGGCGATAATATTCATTCCACTTTGATAGGTAATTTTCATTCCTATGTGTTTCCCATGCCTCTAATTTAGGCAGTAGCCACTCTAGTAAATTAGAGCTTTGCTCTTTTTCTTTAGCAGGATCATTAATTATTGGCATTTAGTATCCCGAAGTAGGGTCAAGCGGAGTCCACTCTTGTGTAACTATAGACATTCCATAATCGCTGATGGCGATTTGATCAATATAGGCTAAGCTATCTAATAAATCATCGTGTGACATTGGGTTTGGGAAATCCATATATTGATTTCTAAATACTTTACACCAATCGCCAGACTTTTCTAAGATAATTCGACCATGTTGGAACCTACCTTGTAAGCCCCAAGCTATTCTTTCTGTTTTCTTTCTACCACCATGAATTAAAGTTTCAATGTGTGGATAGCAATTAAGCCTACGCATTGTATCTTCGAGATAGGGCATCACAGCATTCTTAAGTGAGCCTTGCTCAATTCCTACACTGACAGCATGATATTGTTGTGCTGCCCGTAATATTCTGATTGCAGTCTCTCTTGTGTTCCATCGTCCGTATATAATCTCTCGGACTCTCCATTGAGACTGACTAACATGTACTATTGATATAGCTGTTTGATCCAGACGCTTTAATTTGCCGGGATCAGTATTTGCCATATCACCAAATCCTGCTAAGTCAACAGCAATATAATGAACCCCATCAGGCATAGGGTCTTCAGGTTCACAGTAACTAAGCCATTCCTCTTTAAATATTCCACCGGAATATGACTCAAATGAAGCCTCAAATTCTTGTCTGAAAAGCTGTTCAGACATACGTTTACGATATTTTTCAATTTCGCCTTGTGGAAGAAAAGGATTATCTACTGTATTAAAGCTCCAGCACTCCCATTCTTCTGGATCACCCATGCCCTCAAGATACAAGTCGTAGAAGTGATTCTTACCATCAGGAGTACCAATGAATAAAGCTCTACCTTGTACATCAGCAAGTGTAGGTTGAAGTATCTGTTCCCATACTTGGGGCTTCATTGATGCAAATTCATCTAATACACAAAAGCACAAACCCACTCCAAGGAGTGTTTCTGGTCTATCTGAACCTTTTAAATATATCTTGCGATCATTAATTAAAGTAAGGACTGCTGTATTCTCGTGGGCTACTTTGATTACATCTTTACCTATTTCCTTCAACATTCCCCACATAATATCCTTAGCTTGCTGGAATGTTGGAGCTACATAATAAACATCTTTTGCATCGGACTGAAGAGCTTCAATTAACATCATCCATGCAGCAAGCCTTGACTTGCCCCATCGTCTACCAGCAGCTACTACTTTAAACCTAGCAGAAGAGTTAAATACCTCCATCTGTTGAGGATGGAGTGTTACTCTTATATCAGCCATTAACTAAAGAATGTACAAGTAATAGTTCCTGAAGTCCAAGCAGAAATCCTTGCACGTACATATTTATATGGTGCATCTAATGTCAACATACCATCTGCTGTAAGGCCAGCTACTCCTGATGCACCAGATGTAAGCTGACCAACTGCTACATAATCTACACCATTGTTTGATGCTTCCATTAGCACAGTAGCAGTTGTAATACCTTTTACTTGCAATGAACACCGATCAGTGCCGGGACTAAAAGGAATCCCTGATGTAGTTGCTACAGCAGCATTAATGCTGACAAATGCATTCCCATTTGAACGTCCACTCATTCAGCTTCTCCTTCAGTTTCTACCACATCAATAAGTGGTTGTTTTTGATATGTGTCCTTAGATACAGTGACTTGTTGAGCAGCTTCAATGATAATATTGATAGCTTGTTGCTTATCTCTTTGTTCACCATCAACAGCACGCTGTGCTGGAAGTATTCTATCCATGCACATCTTCAAACAAGCTTCATTACCATTTAAAGCCATGCTGATTACTTTCTTCACAATCAATTTAGCATTATTGCCAATCAATTGTTCAGCAAGCAACTTCATTTTATTTTTCGAACCTTTTGGTCTACCAAGAGGATTGCCAGATTGGCCGGGCTTAAACTGGTATGGTTTTACACCACGTAATCTATCTTCTTCACTCATATTTTTTAAATTTCTCTAAATTTAACTTGACAGGATTTAAAATCTATGATATCCTTGGACATCCCTTCAGGGGTTATATATATATATATATATTGTATGTGTTAGATAATTATTATTATGCTA